GGTTCAGAACACAATCAGGAACGCAGAAAGGGTTACTGCAGAAGAAGTGCGCCTGATCTCGCAGGAACTTGAAGCTGCTCTTGGCGGCGTCTATACGCTGTTGACAGCCGAACTGCAAAAGCCACTTCTGAGACTGCTTCTCAATCGCTTGCGAGAAGAGGAAGGCGTCGATATTCTTGACAGGTACAAGGACATCATCGAAGTCAAGATCATCACTGGCTTTGCAGGCATAGGCCGAACGGAGGACTTCAACAGACTGACGACATTCATGCAAGCGGCCGCAATAGTGCCCAACGCTGCCGCTTACATAAAGCCAACGGAAGTTCTGCGCCAGCTTGCGGTGTCCCTCGGTGTTGACCCAGCGGTGGTTAAGACAGACGAAGAGATGGCGCAAGAAATGCTGCAGGCACAGCTTCAGCAACAGATGGCGGCCATGGCTTTGCAGCAGGCGGCGGGAGGTGTTGCAAATGGGCAAATACCAGAGAATTCTGGAAATGCGTAAGCAAATTATTGAACGGTTAAGGAGGCGAAAGAATGCCCGAGGAAATGACTCAGAGCCAGTCGGCGAATCCACAGCCGATGCCATCTCAGGAAGCGCTGCCGTCGGAGCTGGACATAACGATGTCGGACGAGGAACTGCAACAGGTGATAGAGAAAGCGCAGACGCCCGTAGAAAGCGAAAAGCCCGCAGAAAGTGAACAGCTACTTGCGGGCAAGTTCAAAACGCCAGAAGAACTTCAGAAAGGGCTTATTAACTTGCTTTCGAAGATCGCAGGCACCGATGACCTCGAAGGGCTGTATAAAGCGCTCGAGAGCAACCTTGGCAACCTTCAGGAACTGCAGGAAGGCGAAGCAAGTGAAGGAGAATCTGCCGACTGGGAAGCCACCCTCGACCAGTATGTGGATGCTTATGCTCAGAGCGGCGAACTGCCGCAGGAACTCCTCGATAAAGGCGTCGACCCTCAGCTGCTAAAAATGGCGCTCGACGCCAGGGTTCAGTACTGGCAAAACTTCGTCAAAAGTGTGGTGGATTATGCAGGAGGAGAGCAGGAATACCAGAAGATCCTGCAGTTCATCGACAACAACCTCAGCAAAGAGGAAGCGTCGGCTTATGCAGCTGCCATTATGACGCAGGATCTCCACCTCATACGGCTTGTTATCGACGGAGTCAGAGCAAGGATGCGCACCACGCCAAGCCTTGTCGAAGGCACTGAAACGGCGATGCCATCACTTCAGATCTTCGAATCCGTCGATGACGCACTGAAGGCCATCAGGGATCCACGCTACGGCGTTGATCCCAAGTACACGGCTGCAGTTCAGCAGAGGCTTCTTGCCTCTGGCTTTGATTTCACTGAGCTGTTCTGAGCCGCCAAAGGCGGTTGAGCAGCCCATCGGCCACCTCTGCGGAGGCAAAGCCGATGGACAACTGCAACATACCAGCCAGATGCGGCAACCAACTAATCTGCGATGAAGGAGGGTTCTAATATGGCTGGAGAATTCTTCGGTTACCTCAACAGGTTGGGTACCGAGACTGGAACTGGAACGTACGGAGCCGAGCTCCCGACAGGGTCCAACGTTGAGAGATTCAAGGTACTGTTCGGCGCTGAGATTCTTGCAAACTTCAAGGCTGCGCTGGTGTTCGGAAGGGCTACAAGGATCAAGAGCATTGATCAAGGCAAGGGATGGGAATTCAACCTGTTGGCTGAGATGGGTGCCGCCTACCACTACCCTGGTGACGTCCTCAGCGGCCAGCGGATAGCCAGGGGAACAAGGCAGATCTTCTTGGACGGCATCCTCACCTCCTCTGTCTATGTCCACAGACTCGACGAACTCCTCAACCACACCGACGAAAGAACCAGATACGCTTCTGAGATGGGCTATGCGCTGTCCAAGACCTACGACAAAGCTATAGCTGCCGAGATCATCAGAGGCGCCCTTGTGGCACCCGTTCCTGGCATCGAAGCCGACGTCGCAAGAGGCGGGACAATTGTCGAAGCTGACATAAGTGGCGCCACCGACAAAGCCATAGCGCTCTATCAGGCTATTCTCACGCTTGGAAACGAGCTCGACAAGAAGAACGTGCCCGAAAGCGGCAGAAGGCTCATCCTCAAGCCTGACTACTACTGGATACTGTTCGAGAACCTCGACCTGATCAACACTCTGCACCCGGGTATCGGAAGCATAGCCGAAGGAAACGTCCTCAGAATCGCTGGATTCACCATCGAGAAGTCCAACAACTTCCCGACAAGCTCTGCCGACGTCAAGTACCACGAGATACCCGCCGCCTATCAAGCCAATGGAACCACGGCGTCTCAGTACGCCAACATTCCAACCAACGCATCCATCGGCGGACAGACGCTGACCTACCGCAAGTTCAACAAGGAAGACGACGTCGCTAAGGTTGCCGGTGTGTTCTACACCAACGACGCTGTCGTGACGCTCAAGAGGAAGGGACTCACGGTGGAAACGCAGGAATACCTCGACAAGATGGCGACCCTCATAGTCGCTTCCATGCTCGTCGGACACGGATGGCTTAAACCCATAGCCTGTGGAATGGTCATCGACACACCATCGAGTGTTATAGTCTGATAACAACAGCCCCGGCAGCGCCGGGGCTTTTTTATTCCCTTGGGGGTGAAAACAATGACCAAGCTGGATGCCATAAATCGCATGCTGCGGCTTGTGCAAGCCGAACCGCTCACCAGCCTCGCAGAAGAAGACCTCACCTACGAACAGCAGACGGCCATCGAGTTGTTCGAGCAGATCGACCGCTTTGTCCAGGCACAGGGCTGGTGGTTCAACACCTTCGTAGTTACCCTCACCAGAGACGCCAACGGCTTCATCGTTATTCCCGAGAGCTATCTGCAGGTTGATCCTGTGGATCCCACCATAGATGCTGTGCCCTCCAACGGCAAGCTCTACGACCGCACAAAAAAGACTTACGTGTTCGACCGGGACGTCGAAGTCGAAGCGGTGGTACTTCTTGACTTCGAAGAACTACCACCGACAGCGCAGGAATACATCACAGTTAAGGCAGAAGGCGCAATGCTCAGGGCAATATATGGCGCTACCACAGACAATTCCCTTGTCATGAGAGAGCAGGAAGCGTACCTTGCAATGATGCGCCAGCAGAACAACGCAGCCGATTACAATGTCCACAAAAACCCACAGATCATGCGGGCAATGTGGCGGTGGTAATATGGCACGGGTGAAGACGACGTTCATTACCCTCAATCAGGGCATAGACACCCGCCCGTTGCTTCAGGCATCCATCGGCAGCGCCCGGGACATCGTGAATTTCTTCGTGCACGAAAAAGGTCTCACGAAACGTCCCGGGATCAGGCTGATGGAAACCCTGAGTCGAACGGGCGAATACATAGATTCGCATTTGCTCACCGTCGAAGGCCACGATTGTATGGCAGATATCTTCTGGAACAACGGCATCGTGGCGCATGTGCGCAGCCTCGAGTCTGATGCCGTTAACCTGACACTGCAGGCCACAGTTGCACGCACCACAAAGCCTGCGTGGGCTAAAGTGCTGTATCTCAACAACAACCAGTTCATGATTGTCTGTGAAGGCGCCAGACTTGTGCCGGTTCGGGCTGAGGCCAGCTATGACCCGCCGGCGAACTGGCTGGCGTTCGAAACAAGATACCTCACGGATTCCCTCGATACGCTTCAAGCTACAAGCGGTGACTACGTCTCGATTAGCTTTGCGCTTGAAGGTACGCCGTATGTTATTCGCTGGAGGCATACTTTTGCCGACAACGAAGCGTTCTACAACGTCTTCAACAAGTTCAACGCAGACATGATGGGCTGGCTCAATGAGCTGTTCAGCCGCCTTTACTCTGCGTCTGGCTACACGTGGCAGACGATTAACTACGACACTAACAAGGTTTCCATGGTGCTGCACGAACCGTGGGTGAATGGGTTTAACCCAAACTACACTTCAGCAAACGGCACGCTAACTCTGAACGGCGTTATCGATATTGGCACAACCATCGGCAACACCATCGCTTCCTACAACGGCACGATAGACTACAGCATCACGCCAGAAGGTGGTAGTTTCAAGCTGACGCTTGGTTCTACCACGATAAGCGGTATCACGGGCATCGGGCTGTACTCGGCCTCGATGAGTCTTGCCAATCTCGCAGATAAGATAAAGCTGATCTTCAAGCGTGTTACCAACGAAGAAGAGCTGCCCTACGGCACAGCAGGGTTCACCGTTGAGCTCATCGATTCCGCCGGCAGGCTCAAAACCTACGTCGTCGACAGACCTGGTGTTGTACGGCCAACGCCGATATACAGGACGAAGCTGTTTGAGTACAACGGAGCCAACTTCGTCATAAAGCGAGAGACAGCGCCGAGCGGCATCAAATTCGTCAACATTGCTGCAGGTAGCGTTAGTTCGCTTACGGGAACCTATGCCATCAACGACGGCTACACGATGCTGTTGAACGACGACGTCAACATCGCTGAGTACCTTGTTATGCCGTCGGTTCTCGGCAAAAGCCTTTCGGACGTTACAAGCTACCAGGGGCGTGTTGTGTACTGCGGAGGGCAGGCAGTGACCTTCAGCAAAACCGACGAGCCATTCGAGGTTGTAGCAAGAGACCCGATGAACGTTGTGGCAACAGACCCGGTAGATCTTGTGTTCGAAACAGACATCTACTACGTCATGCCCTATGACAGGTATTTGATGGTCTTCGGTGCCAACGAACAGTACGTTATCAGCTGGGATAACTACTTTGCACCCGATACGGTTGCCGTAACGCCCGTGACGTCCTACAGCATAGCAAGAACACGCCCAGCACTCATTGGCAACTCCCTGCTGTTTCTGACGGCACAGGGCAAGCTGATGGAATTCTACGTGCGTGAAGCCAATGCACTGCCGATAGCCATAGCCATATCACAGGAAACACTGCCGACCGGCTTCAACAGGCTTGTGCCTGTCCCCAGCATGCCGGCAGGTCTTGTGTTCAACTCCGATGGAACGGAGGCTTACTACATATACATGCCGCCTATCGGGGAAACGCTATACAGACCCATCAGCAAGTGGCAGTTTGCAGTCGGCGCAACGCCTGTGGGCGAAGCCAACCAGAAGCTGTACTTTGCTCGATACTACAACGCCACACTGTACGTGGGAACCATTGACCTTGAGATGCTCAAGCGCATTATCATCAACGACCTCGAAGAGTACGAGTTCCTTGCGCTTGACTGGGCGCAAGAGGCTACAAGCATAACGCCGTCGTGCCCAACAACGTATGGCAACGATGCCCATATGCTGTGGACTGCAGAATTTCCAACAAACTGGCTGGATGCGTCTTTGCCGTCTGTGTTCTTTGCCTACAGGGACTACTACAACAGGCTGGACGAAGCCACGGATATCATTTCACAGACAAACCTTACCGTGCAGTTTCGTGATCCGCTGTACCTGTGTATTGACACAGGCGCTTCCTATGTTCTCGACAACGACGTCGTGGCAGACTACGGCGTCGACACGGTTTACCGTGGCTATAAAGTGCAGGCCAAGGTCAGATTCCAGGTGCCACCGCTGAACGGTTCCGACATCATCCCTACGAAGCGCTATTCTGTGTCGGCCATCGAACCGCTTGCGTTTGGCGGCGAATACATCGTCAACTTCTACAAAAGACCCGACGACACGACGCCGTACGCCGTGCGCAAGGTCGTCGGCCAGGTGATAGGCCTTGATCGCTTCAACTACGTCACCTACCGTGACGACCTCGCACGCATTCGGCAACCACTGAACGGCGGTGGTGTCATCGAATTCTCGCAGGAAGTGCTGGAACCCTGGATACTGTTCGGCTATTCTGCAGTGATCGACGTAACCGAAAGGGGGTTCTGACATGCTTGAACTTTTGGCTGGAATCAGCGCCGTTGTTGGCATAGCGTCGTCCATAGCCAACATTGTCAACAGCTACTCAGAAGAACAGCAGGCCAAAGCTGCTCTTGCGCAGGCCAAAGCCATTCAGATGCAACAGGTGCGGGAAAACATCAAACAGGCCGCTGTGTCCTTCAGATACAACTACATAGCTATACAGCAGAAGCTTGAGCAAGCACGCCAGCAAAGTCTTCTTGAACAGTACGAGCGATATCGCCAGATGCTGCGTGAAGTTGCACTGCACAAAGTGACGCAGTACGCCGCAGGAGTGCAGGGCGGTGTTGCTCGCCTTGCAGAGATACAGACCAGGCTGGACGCAGACAAGGACATCAACGTCCACAAGAGAAATCTTGCGAACGTTGCCAAGCAACTTGGGCTGACCAAGGAAGCGCTGGAAGCTGAGTACAACGCCGCACTGCAACAAGCGGCCTTGCAGATGCAAGCCATCGAACAGGCTACGTCGTGGGAAGAGTTGCAGCTTGCCAATCAGTATGCAGCATACCGCACGCAGATGCTTGGGCAAGCACTGCAGAGCGCTGTGCAGGCGTGGAGTTATTTCCAATCGGCAGGGGGATGATATAGATGGCGCTCAACAAACGCATGCCAGTGCAGCCAACGATGTCCTTTGACTATACAACGCCAGACCTGCGAGTCGTTGCAAGTGCCGTGGTGCCCGACATCCGCATTGACTACTCGGCAGACCTGCAGGCTATTCAGAGGCAGCTGGAGTATTTGCAGTCGAGAACGTCGGGCTTCACCATGCTTGGTGCTTTTGCGCAGAACGTGGGCGAAGCGCTGCGCACAATCAAAGAAGTACAGCTTCAGCAAGATCAACAAAGACTCGATAGCATTCTGCGGTATTCCCTCACGTTTGATCCTGACGAATACAGCAAGCTGAAAACACCCGAAGGCAAACGCCTGTACGTGCAGGCCGTTGCTGCTAACTATTTCAAGAACTTCGAAGGCGAACTCACGAAGCTGTTCGAGGTTGACTGGAAAGACGATGACCCGACTACGGTCGCAACAAAAGCCAAAGAATATCTGCTCGCAAAGGTCGAAGAGGTCATCGAAACACTGCCAGAAGACGTCAGAGACTCGTTCAAGGCACAGGCTTCGACTGTGGCCAATTACCTTGCTGTCCAGATGAAGACCCACGCCTTCAACCGCCTTGTGGAAAGCATCAAGCAAAAGAATGCCGCAGCCAGCGAAAACACGTTCAAGACAGCTGTGGCGCTTGGTATGGCAGATCTTGGCGCTGAGTTCGAGTCGCTTGCGGCGTTCGTAAAAAACACCATCGAACCTCACGTGCTTATTGGCGGTACGTTGGCCGACATCGACGATAAGACGGGCAAGCCCTACGATGCCTTGTACAAGGACAAACTCGCAGAATTGTTCGCACAGATCGATGGCTGGGTTGATGCACGCAGTGATTTGCCCGAGGACGTGCGAGAACAGGTCAGGGCAGCCCTTAAGGAACAAGCCGCTTCCTATGCCATGGGTTTGCTCGACGACACGCTCAACACAGCCATCAACGTTCAGCAACAGATAGCAGCGCAGGCTACAGCTGAGACCCGCATGAAACTCGTTGCCAGCTCCGTACAGTTGTCGAAAATCAAGCGGCTGGTTCAGGACTACACCAATGGCATTGTTCTCAACACCTTCAACCTGCCGCAGACCGGCGCAGGCCAGCGGCCGTCCGAAGAACCAGAAATACCGCTGCCTGGTGTGCCGGCAAGAACGGCAGAACCATCGATGCTCGCCAAAGCCATCAGGACAGAAATAGACACGATAGCGCTCAGACTCAGGGAAACAGGGATGTTCAACGACCTCAGCGACGGGCAGCTAAGAGGTCTTGTGGCTTCCTACGTTCTCCAGGACATCGGCGAATTTGCCGTGAAACACGGCATGCCAGAGCTTCTGGACTTCGTTGACGTGAAGGACGCCGATGGCATATCGCTGTCCATGGTTGCAGATAAAAACCTTCAGCAGATGATCCAGCAGTACCGTGAGGCTGCCATCGAACAAGCCAACGCCATAGCTGAAGAACAGGAGAAGATGCTTGAAGAGATACGGCAGAAGGTCGTAGAACAGACCAAGGCGCAGGTTCTTGTTGCCGCCTACAAGCAAAAGTTCTGGCGAACACAGGGAGTCGATCCTTCGCAGGACGCAGAATTCCAGCAGTTCCTGCAAGAGATCGGCGCAACCGAAGACGACGTAGTGCAAAACCCTGCGCTCTATCAAGTGCGCTTCCTTGAATGGCATAAAGCCAACGTTATAGCGCAGATCATAAGCGATCCAACGCTTGATGTAGACACCAAGCAGGATCTGATAAAGCAGTTCGAGACCTTCAGCGACGTTGAGTTTGCAAGCACAAGTTCTCCAAACATCTACAGCTTCCTACGAACGCAGGTTATGACCGGCAAGATGACTGCATACGATCTGCTACC